AAGAAAAATTTAGTACCGGATAACGTTACTTTTGAAATTAGCGATTTACCCTCACCGGTATTAAAAGCATATAAAGAATTCGAAAATAATCCTGAACAAGAGTATATTGCAATTTTTGGAAAAGATGATGCAGAACGGTTTAAAGGTATTACCAAGCTTCCAAACGTTACCATTAATAACTTCCCGGAAGCTAACATTGGTGATGCTAGTGCAACTGATTTAAGAAAAGCAATTGCAGTTCAAGACATAGCAGCAATCAAGCCATTCTTACCTTTCGGTGTATCACCATCAGAATACTTAGATGCATTAAATATGCCTAAAAGAGAACCTGTACAAGAAGCCTATAAAGGCAAAAGAACAAACGACGGAGCACCGGGAACTTTTAAAGCAAAGATTACTAAAGCTTACGGAGGTGACGTTACTATTGAAAAAGCTAGGAAGTTTAAAAGTAGAGAAAATGCTACCCCGCATGATAAGCGTCAAGCAAATTGGTTTATTAATTTTCATTCTAAGAATGAGAATCTAGAACCATCTGATCTAAAAAATACCGAAAAGTCAGCACCTTATGGATCTGAATATAGACTTGTAGAAGAACAACTAGCTCCCTATATTAAAGACCTTACCAAATACATGTACAATCAAGGTTTAACCATTGATCCTGCACCTGAAATCGAATTCGTAGAGGATGAAGACAATGCAAAGAATCCATTAGGGAAAACCGCACATTACGATCCTAATCAAAAATTAATTGTACTTTATACTACCGGCAGACATCCTAAAGACATCTTAAGATCATTTGCTCATGAGATGATTCACCACGTACAAAACCTAGAGGGTAGACTTGGTAATATTCATACTACAAATGTAAACGAAGATGATTTTTTAAAAGCTCTTGAAAGAGAAGCTTATGAGAGAGGTAATATGTCTTTCCGAAGCTGGGAGAATAGTCTAAGAGGAGATAACGGAGTTAGGTACATTAAAGGATTTGTTCCCAGGAAATTAAAAGAAAATTTAATATCCGAAACTATGACTGTTTATCGTTTAGGTGAAATACCTAATGATGAAGAATCATTTTTTGTAACACCGGATTATAAAACTTGGATTAAATTCTATCCGGGAGAAGAAATACATAAGATCACTACAAACAAATTATATCTACCTTTACGAAGTAAATCATTTTCATCCTGGGATGAACTTAGAAGTAAATACAACTCAGGAGAATTTACAGATGATGATGTATCTTATATTAATCCTGAAGAAAGTGGGATTCAAGACTTTGAACAATATGAAATTAAACCTGATGATATAATTGATTTAGAACAAATAAATTTAGAAGAAGGTAGAAAAAATAAACCTGATCCTAGAGAAGTTGATAAAGTAATAATGGCAGAAGGAAGATACGATTCACTAACTAGATCCATCGTTCAGGATATTATGTATGCCTGGAAAGCGGATTACGAAGGTAAACCGGATAAGTTAGAGTATGAAGAAGATTATAATATAGAAGATAGTAAAGGATCTCCTTTTGTATTTAATTTAGTTGCAAAATTAAAAGTAGCACTAACTAAAAGAGGTACTTATAGAGTAAATGGAGGGATAAATAATGACTATAAAATTCCTTATTTTGAAATAGATTTTCAAGTAGACCCTCGAGAGCTACCTAAAATGTGGTCAGCAATCTACATGGATCTAATTGATGTTGTTCGTCATGAATTAGAACATCTCACCCAGAGAGGGACAAACGTAAAAGGAGTTGTTACAATAGATGATCCGAGAGCTAAAAATGACCCAAAACTTGTAAGACCGGGAAAGCAGATGGATGATGATCAATTACTAAGGTATTTAATTAAAATAAAAGACCTACCTAAAGCTGATTATTTTAGATTAGAGCAAGAAGTTGATGCAATGCTACAAGGTATGTATTTAAAAGCCAAAAAGATTAGAAAACCTTTTGCTGATGTTCTTAATAACTACCTAGATATGCAACGAATTTCCTTAAAAGACAAAGAAAATATCCTAGATATTTGGAGAAACCGAGCAAAGTCATTATCTTTACCTAAATTCTAAACATGAAAAACATATTCGAAGACGAAGAAGAGCAGGGACCAGGAAGCTGGATCGCCGCCGACAAAGACATAGTAGTAACCCCGGAAGCACCTTCGACAGTTGAAGATGCGGTTAAAGCATTAGAGAATAAAGACAACTACGGTATTTACTTATCTAATATTAGAACCGGTAAACTAACTCCTAAGGACATGGAGGAGTTCTTCGGACCTTCTTCTCCAAGAGCAAAACAAAAAATTGAAAAAGATACCGGAATTATGTTTCCGATTAAAACTAAGACAGCAATCGATGATTTCATTAAGAGTAGAGCTGGTAAACCTAACCTAGTTCAGTATGAAGTTGTAGATGGTACTTTAATATTTCCGAACTCTAAAAATAATAGTAAAGGAAGAACTGAGAGTATTGTATCAACAGTAATGAAAAATGCCGGAGTTAGATATACAATCAAACAAAAAGAATCATTTAGTGAAGCTCAAATAAAAGCAATCATTAAAGAAGAGATTCTAAAAGCATTAAAGAAATAATTTATGTCAGAATCGGTTTTAAAGAAAGAATTTAGAGAAGCAGATCTTCAACGATTACGGAATTTAGTTCAAGGAAAGACAGGAGAAAAAACTTCTGTTTCTTCCGGTTATACTAAAAACCACGTTGATCGTAAAGAAGGCGAGATCTGGGAAGAAGATAGTCGTCAATGGACTATTAAGAACGGAGTTAAACAAACTATCTCAAAACTACAAGCAGTAAGAGATGTCGCTCTAACACCTTTATTCTGCCCGGATTGCAAAGCCTTAATGAAACATCGATACGATAATCAGTTCTATAAGATCCACCGTCACTGCTTTGACTGCCATGTTAAATTTGAAACAGAATTAAAAGGTACAGGGAAGTGGGACGAATATCAAAAACAAGTTGAAAACTCAGAAATCGATGGAATGATTAACAATTATGAGATTTGGGTTGATGATTTATTAAATGAAACTAACGATGGGTTTGTGACTGAACTCGGCGAAGTTGAAAGCTGGTCTAAAGTTAATAGGGATAAAATCTTAAAACAGAAGGAAGAAGCTATCGAATACTTAAAAAAGTTAAAGAAATAAAGCTATTTATCAATATGACGAACTCATTTAACATGGGAAATTGGAGACATAAGTACATCACTATGTCCGAAATTGCCAATGAAGCTGTAGAAGTAGACAGTGGATATTACGATCGAAACAGAGCAACCATACTAGCTTCTCTTGAAAGAGAACATTATTCCTCTGAAGATGCTGAGCAGATTTTCGATACAATGAAAACTGATGGTCTTACCCAAGATGAAGCAATTGCTGCTTGGAATGAGATGAAAGCTGACTACGAGGGGGAAAAAGGCGGAGATAGAGAAGACGACATTATGCCTGATGATTTAATGGAAGAAGATATTGATCTAGGTCATGAAGATGACGAACCACATATGATTAAAGCAGATCTATACCGTATCGGAAAATACGCTATGGAACTATACGCTATGGCAGACAAACTAGAGAAATCAGGACAAGAAATTGATTTCCCAGCCTGGTGGCAAGCGATGATCACTGATGCGAAGGAGCAAATGGTTAAAGCAAAACACTATCTAGATTTTGAACTAAATGAACCGGCTATCAACGCTTCTGTTGATACGATGAGCTTATACGAAAAATATACTAAAGCTTAACACAATGCCTATTCACGATAAAAGAATTCAGACAGCAGTAGCTGAAAAATTAAAAGCTATGGGAAAGAAGATTGAAGAAGGTACTAGTAAGTATGAGCCTCTCTTTAACGATCTATATACAAAATACGAGGAGCTTTTTAATAAGTATAGAGTTCACAGCGGTAACGAGTTGATGCATAAATTTAAAGATCCTAAGATTGGATTATACAGTCTTTTAAAATCTAACTTTGATATACTACCCGGACATAAAGCACAGCTAGATAATTTTATGCAATCTATAGAAAAAACTGAACAGCTTACTGAAAAGAAAGCTACTTTCTGCGGCAAATGCGGTCACACTCACGTTAAAGGAACTCCTTGCCCGAGACCTTTTAAAGAAGAAGCTGAAATGACTGCTAAGTATGATGATGCACCAGAACTAAAAGGAGGTCAAAAAAGACTTCCTGATATGTTACAAAAAGCAATCGTTGATAAGGTAGTAGGTAAGATAAAAGAAATAGTAGTTACAGACAATGCAGACGAAGCTGAAGAGATTACTAAAACCGGCCAAGAGGTTAAGTTAGTACCTAAAGGAAGTATTAAAGAAGGAATGCATGCAGACTATGAAGGTAAGATGGCAAAAACACAGCTTATCTCTATCGTTAAAAATGCAAAAGACTTATTTGATTCTATGGATGATAACACTCAGTTGAAAGCATGGATTCAATCTAAGTTAAGCAAAGCAGAAGATTATATTAGTTCAGTTAGAACCTACCTTGATGGTGAATCACTAACTACAACTACTCCCCTAATCCATAACAGCGAACCTGTTAGAGATGATGAAGGTGCTGCTTTAAACATCGGTGATGTTGTTAAGGCTGCTGACGGTAAAATCTACCAAGTAATATTCTCCTACTCAGAAGGAAAGCCTTTTTTAACACCTTTTGACTTAAAAAGAAGAAAGCCTGTTAATCTAAGAGAAAGACATTATTTTGATAATGTATCTGAGGAGATGAATAAAACTCTAAAGATGTCTAAAGTAATGGAATATACTGCTACCAAGGGTGGCTTTATGAGATAAAACTTCGTAACTTTAGCACATAATGAATAAACACCAACTCAGGTCGATAATTAAAAAAACCATTGTAGGAAAACTGCAGAGGCAGGGTATTAACAAATACAAAGAGTATAAGGTTTTAAATCATGTACCTGACTTGATATCTATTCTAACTGATTTAATGTCACCGCAATTTAATCTATTTGTAAGAGACATTGAATGGGTAGCACCAAAACCACCCACCTTTAGAGTCATCTTAGAAAACGATCAGTTCTTCTATTTGTATGATTTAGGGAGATCTTGGGTAGCTGAGGTGGAAGGTAAAAAATATTATTTATTAAATTTAGGAGAAGAAGAGAGAGCATTATCAAGTATCGCTCGTATTCTTAGATACGGTAAAGCAGTTAATGCAGACATGGGAGCTGAATTTGGATCCGGCGGTGGAAGCACAGGCGGAGGTGGTGGATCAACCGGAGGCGGTGGAGGTGGAAACATGGAATCAGCCTTAGAAGAACCATTACCGACCGAACCAGGAGCTGAAGAAATAGCTGCAGAAGAACCTGAATTAGAATTATAATGGATATAATTGAAAAATTTATTAGAGAAAACTGTTGGAGATTTCCAAAAGGATATCCTGATATTAATAATCTAGAAGATACAAAGCTACTTTTTGAATTGCTAAAAAAAGAGCAATTGCAAGAAGAAGAAGGTGAAATAAATTATGATGAAGAAATTAAAAAACAGTTAGCATTAGTACAAGATCCCGAGAATAAGAGAAAGTTACTTAAGTACATGAATGCACTTAATGTAGGAGAAGATAAAGACGATGATAAGTTAGAAGAGAGTATCAAAGTACAATTAGAGAATAGAAACATCCCAAAAGCTTACGTAGACTTTATTGTACTGCTTGCATTTAAACTAAAAGAATTAAGTAAGTTAGATGCATATTTAAAGAACCCAACTATCTCTTACGAAGATCTAGAAACCAACAGCTCCTTATTAACTTTAACAGACCCGGTACCGTTATCAGAAGCTTTTAAAAATAGAATAATAGACCTAGAAGGAGGTCGAGGAGTAGGTAAAGGAGAAGTAGCAATAGTGTTATTTTTAAGAGATGCTAAAATCATAGGAGGAAGAAAAGACTCGGATGATGCAAAAGGCGATGTAGAGATCCAGGGCCATGCTGTAGAGATTAAAGCTGATAAAGCCCAGCTAGTAAGTTTTGATATAGCTAGTTACGGAAGCAAACCAACCGCAGAACTTAAAAGAATCTTCGGAGAAGATCTAGAAATAACATCAGGAACCTTATGGCCTAACTCAGTAGAGCAATACTATAAAAATTCTGAAGATAAAGAAGAGGTCCTTAATTTGATTAATAAGACGATAAAAACATTTTACGGCGGTCACAGTCATGTTAAAGCAATAAAAGACTCGGACTTAGAACAACCTTCTTCATTACTAACATACTTAACAGATCAACTAGCAATAAGTTACTTAAAAGGTAAAAACGTGTTAATGCTGAATACTAAGACAGATAATTATATTTTAATTGAATCTGAAGAAGATTATATGACTAACCGCGCCTCAGGCGCAATTAAGATACTATCGTTCTCCGATAAATTCCCTAGATTAACATACAACAAGTAATATTTATAGATATGTGTAGCTGTGGATGTAATACTTGCGAAACTAAAGCTCCTTTATTAACTGAAGGTGTTTTGTTTGAGCAACCAATCTCAGAGAACCTCTTATATCATATCAAGAACGGAAAACCAATAACAGAAAATACTTTTAGATACGGTTCAACTGCTTTCATTAATTTATGGAAAGAAGTAAGAACATTATACTCAAGAGATATTTTAAATGTTGGAGAAGAAGACGAGCATATTTTATTAGAAACTCATTTAGGAGAATACGGAATGTTTGAAGGAGATAGAGTTCCTTTAGACTTACCAATGTTAGATGAAGAACTTCTTTTAGAAGCTAAGTACCAAGGTAAAGAAGTAGCTTTAGGAAAACCTAAGAGAGGTGGATCTAAAAAATTCTACGTTTATGTAATGAATCCTAAAACTAAGAAAGTAAAGAAAGTTTCTTTCGGAGGTACAACAGGATTAACAGCAAAAATAAACGATTCTGCAGCTAGAACAAACTTTGCAAAAAGACATAACTGTGCTGAAAAGAAAGATAAAACAAAACCAGGTTACTGGGCATGTAGATTACCAAGATATGCTTCTTTACTAGGATTAAAAGGATCTTACTCAGGATTTTGGTAGTATGGAAAATTTACGCCTACTTATCCGTAAAGTTTTAGAAGAACGGAGCCTAAGAGATTGGGTTAAAGAGAAGTGGGTACGTATAGATTCAGACGGTGATATTGCAGGTGCTTGTGGAACTTCAAAAAATAAACAAAGACCTGATCGATGTCTACCTCAAGCCAAAGCACAATCACTATCTAAATCTGAAAGAGCAGCAACTGCACAGAAAAAGAAAAAAACATCTGCACAAGTTGTTGCAAATACTAAAAAAGCAAGAGTTACAGAAATACTACAAATCTTAGAATCAGATTATACACCAGTAAACAAGGAGTTATGGTCTAGAGCTACAGCAGCTGCTAGAGCAAAATTTGATACATATCCATCAGCTTACGCTAACTTATGGGCCTCTAAATGGTATAAAAAAAGAGGCGGAAGTTGGAGAAAAAAGAAAAAGAAAAAAAAATGAACTTGCTAGACATATTAAAAGAAGTTAAAGAATCTTTTCAAGAATTTGCAGAAACTAGAGGAAAAGGTGCTGCTAAAATTTCTAACTCTGCTCATGAAAAAGGAGGGTTATCTCTTTTAACTTGGCATCACTTTAAAGTTAAACTACCATACTACACAAAAGCAGCTGTAGGTAAATTAGATATGGAAGCAGCTAAAAAAGAGTTTGACGAAACACATAAAAAAATCTCTTCAAGTATGACTCAAATTGAGTTTCAAAGAGAAATGGGACGTTTAGAAGTTTTAGGTGAGTTATTAATTAGAAATAAATCATGATTAACCTACTAGACATATTAAGTGAAGCAGAGGTAGCAAAATGTCCTGCACCTACTCAAAACATTGAACTCAACCTTCAAAATAGACAGAAGGCAATTAATGAATATGGATACGGTCCATTAAATCCTAATGAACCTAACGAAAAGTTTTGGCAGGCTAAAGTGGATATGTGGAAGCTTGATTCTGCAGAAGAAGCTAAGAAATCACTTTGCGGCAATTGTGCAGCATTCGACATAACTAAAAAGACTTTAGATTGTATCGCAAAAGGAATAGGTGATGATGAAGGTTCCGAAGATCCTTTCGATGTTATTGAAGCCGGTAATTTAGGTTACTGTAGGTTCTTAAAGTTCAAATGTGCTGCTGCTAGAACTTGTGATGCTTGGGTTGTTGGTGGACCAATAACAGACGAAAAGAATGATAAGCAAGCTTAAAGAATGGTTTAACCATTTAATTATCCCAAGACCGGAATTAAGTAATATGCCGATCTGTCCATTTGCTAAAGCAGCAGTGGCAAACCAAGAATATACTATAGAAGAAACAAACCTTGATGATATTGCATTTCAAATTGGTAATGCAAACGTTCAAGTTTATAAAGTTTGTATTTTCTACTTAACTAATTATGAACTCTACGAAGTAGAAACATTAGAAGCTAAAACTAAAATGCTTAATCGTAACTTTAAACATAACAATAAAGTAGTTTTAGATAGCGATCCTAGAAATCCTTTTGTAATTAACGGAGTAACAGCAACTTTTCCAGATTGTTATATTTGGATAGTTCAGGACCTAGCTGACTTGCTTTTTAAGTCAAATAGTCTTAAATTTACTGATTATTATAGTTATTGGACTAAAGAACAATTAGACGAAGTTGTAACATGGAGAAACCTTACAGAGACCTAGAAGTTACTGACGAGTATACCGTTCGTGAGTTTAACGAAAACATAGACCCTATAGAATTACTATGGCATCGAGATGATGAAGATAGAACCGTTGAGATACTTGGAGAAACAGATTGGAAGTTACAGCTAGATAACAGCTTGCCTACTTCCTTAAATGAGTCTATATTTATAAAGAGACATGAGTGGCATCGGGTAATAAAAGGCACCGGAACACTGAAGTTAAAAATACATAAGTCATGAAACAAATCACAATTTGGATTATCGTCCTACTATTTGCAGGAGGCATTGCTTACACACGCTTTATTAAGCCTCAACAAAAACTACCTGACACCTCTATTTTTGAAAAAAGGATTGATTCGTTAAATAACGAAATCGAATTACACAATCAAAAAATAAAGCAGTTAGATTCTTTAGTAGACGTACAAAAAGCTAAAGTTTTAAAACTTGAAAATAAACTAAGTAAAACCGCAGCCGAAGCTGCTAAAGAACATAAACAACATGAAAAAGATCTTAAGCGTATTAGTGCTATGTCTAATAGCGATGTCGCCGCTCTATTCTCAGAAAGTTTCAAGTGATACTTGCTGTGTACCTTGTAATGCTTTAAGAAAAGCAATTATTGTAAAAGAGGAAAGAGTTTACTGCGGGAAGCAATTAGGTTTTGCCCGTGATTCTATCACAACAATGAAAGAAATTATCTTTGCAAAAGATACTATTATTCTTCATAGGGATAGTTCTATTGCTGAATATAAAGCAAACGAAGTAAACTATAAGCAGGTTATTAAGGAAAAAGACTCTATTATTGAAACGTATAAAAAAGAAAATAAACGTTTAAATGCAGCTAAAAAAATAGCCTACATCGTCAGTATTGTTTCGATAATCTCCGGTCTACTAATAGGGATATGAGTCAAGACTTAAAACAAATCATAAGACAGGAATACGTCAGGTGTGTGGTTGATCCTGTACACTTTATGAAAAAATACTGTTACATTCAGCACCCATTAAGAGGTAGAATTTTATTTCATTTATATCCTTTTCAAGAAACAGTATTAAAACATTTTCAAGAAAACCCTTATTCTATCATTTTAAAGTCAAGACAGCTAGGTATTTCCACTTTAGGTGCAGGATATGCACTATGGTTAATGCTTTTTCACAAAGATAAGAACGTTTTAACCTTAGCAACTACACAAGCAACTGCACGTAACCTAGTGTCAAAAGTACAGTTTATGTACGAAAATCTACCTTCTTGGTTAAGAATTGATGCAGAAGAGAAGAATAAATTAAGTTTAAGACTCTCAAACGGGTCTAAAATTACAGCTAAATCATCAAATTCAGACGCTGCACGTTCAGAAGCTGTATCACTACTGTTAATTGACGAGGCGGCCTTCATTGATAACATCGGAGAGACATGGGCATCAGCTCAACAGACCTTAGCAACGGGTGGCGGTGCGATTGTACTATCAACTCCCTACGGTACCGGTAATTGGTTTCACCAAGCCTGGGTTCGAGCTGAAGCAAAAGAGAATGAATTCTTACCAATTAAGTTACCTTGGTACGTTCACCCGGAGAGAGATCAAGTTTGGAGGGATGCTCAAGATAATTTACTAGGAGATCCACGCCTTGCAGCACAGGAATGTGATTGTGACTTTGCAACTTCCGGTGATACTGTCTTTTACGGAGAGTATATAGAGTTCTACCAACAGACTTACATCAAAGAACCGGTAGAAAGGCGCGGGGTTGATATGAATTTGTGGGTATGGGAACCTGTAGACTACTCAAGAAGCTACATGGTAGTAGCAGACGTAGCAAGAGGTGATGGAAAAGACTACTCAACCTTCCATGTTATGGATATCGAGAACAATTCCCAGGTTGCAGAATATAGAGGACAGTTAGGAACTAAAGAATTTGGACACTTATTAGTAGGTATAGCATCAGAATATAACCAAGCATTACTAATAATTGAAAATGCATCTATTGGATGGTCGACAATTCAGACTGTTATTGATAGAGGTTACGATAATTTATACTATTCTCCTAAAGGAGGCAATATGACCGCCGAGTCTTACTTCGATCAATATGATTATAACTCAAATATGGTTGCAGGATTCTCAATGAATGCACGTACTAGACCGTTAGTTATTGGTAAATTCCAAGAATATGTTAACGAAAAAGCAGTTATTATACAGTCTAAGAGGCTAGTTGAAGAGATGAAAGTGTTTATATGGAAGAATGGTAGAGCAGAAGCCCAAGGAGGGTATAATGATGACTTAGTAATGGCTTTCGGTATAGCAATGTACATCAGAGATACTGCTTTGAAGTTCCGTCAACAGGGATTAGACCTAACCCGTAACGCTCTAAACAATATCTCAACCACAAAACCAACACACCAGGGTGTATATCTACCGTCTCACGTCGTTAATCCATATGAAATGGATAATGGCAGAGGAGGAAAAGAAGATATAAGCTGGATCTATTAACTATTTATACTTATATTAATAATAAACAATGGCTAATACTAGTATATTTTCAAGATTACGCAGGTTATTTTCTACAGATATTATTATCCGTAACGTCGGCGGCAATCAATTATCAGTAGCCGATACAAACCAAATTCAAATGTCGGGAGAGTTAGAGAACAACTCCTTGATGGCTAGATACAATAGAATCTACACCACCTCACCCACATCACTTTACGGCTACCAATCCTCCTTTAACTACCAAACATTAAGAACTCAGTTATATTCTGAGTATGATGCAATGGACACAGATGCAATCATTGCTTCTGCTCTTGATATTCTTTCTGAAGAATCAACTCTTAAGAATGATATGGGAGAGGTCCTACATATTAGATCAAACGACGAAAATATTCAAAAGATTCTCTACAATTTATTTTACGATGTATTGAATGTTGAATTTAACTTGAGTTGGTGGATTAGAAACATGTGTAAATACGGAGACTTCTTCTTAAAATTAGAAGCTTCTGAAAAGTATGGTGTTTATAACGTAATTCCATTCGCTGCATTTAACATTGAAAGACAGGAACACTACGATCCAGAAAATCCAACTGCTGTTAGATTCAGATATGATCCTGATGGATTAGCTGCTGATACTTACGGGTACTTTAAGACTCCAAACCAGCATGATGCTAAGTCTATTTATTTCGATAATTATGAAATGGCTCACTTCCGTTTATTAACAGATGTAAATTACTTACCTTACGGCCGTTCTTATATTGAACCTGCTCGTAAATTATTTAAGCAGTATACTTTGATGGAGGATGCTATGTTAATTCATAGAATTGTAAGGGCTCCTGAGAAGAGAGTATTCTATATGAACGTAGGTGGTATTCCTCCTGCGGAAGTAGAGAACTTTATGCAGAAGGCTATCTCTAAAATGAAGCGTACTCCTTATATTGACCAACAAACAGGTGAATATAACTTAAAGTACAACATGCAGAACTTAATGGAGGATTTTTATATCCCCATGAGAGGTAATGATACATCAACTAAGATCGAAACTTTAGGTGGATTACAGTATGACGGTATCACTGACGTAAATTACTTAAGAGATAAGCTATTTGCTGCTTTAAGAATACCAAAAGCATTCTTAGGTTATGATGAGAAGTTACAAGGTAAAGCAACACTTGCTGCCGAAGATATTCGTTTCGGTAGAACAGTAGAAAAACTACAAAGAATCATAGTTTCTGAGCTTTATAAGATTGCATTCGTTCACTTATACATTCAAGGCTATAGAGACGAATCCTTAACCAATTTTGAATTATCATTAACAACCCCTTCTATCATTTACGATCAGGAAAGAGTAATGTTATTGAAGGAGAAGATGGATCTTGCTCAATCAATGATGGATTCTCAACTAATCTCTTCTGATTGGATCTACGATAACATCTTCCACTTAAGCCAAGATCAATACGAAGAAATGAGAGAATTAGTTCTTCAGGATGCTAAGCGTAAATTTAGAGTATCTCAGATTGAAAACGAAGGAAATGATCCTTTAGAGACTGGAGAAACTTATGGTACTCCTCACGATATTGCTACATCTTACGGTAAGGGCAGAGTATATGATAGACCAGGTTCAGTACCTACTGGATACAATGAGGATGAACCTCAAATGGGTAGACCGGAAGAGAAAGGTTCAAATATCGATACTACTAACGATCCTTTAGGAATGGATAGGTTAGGTAAAAAAGCAATGAAGACCGATGACCAACAAGGTTACGGTAGAGATAATACATCACCATTTGCATTAGAGAACACTAAGAAAGAATTCGTAAAACATAAGAAAATTCTAGATAGTTTAGGTCCTAAAAAAATAATTTTCGAATCAGAAAGAAAAGCGAACGGTTTATTAGATGAAAACCAAATTAGGGAATAAACATTTAACATATATTTATTATTAAACCATCGATAGATGTCAATAAAACATTCAAAATTTAAAAACACAGGGCTTCTTTTTGAACTTCTGGTAAGGCAGATTACCTCTGATACTTTAGAGGGGAAGAATTCTACCGCCATTAATATTCTTAAGAAGTATTTTGTTAATACAGAATTAGGGAAAGAGTATAGACTTTACGAGCAGGTAACAGCTTATAAGAATCTTACAGAAGCTAAAGCTGACATGATTATTAACACTCTTGTTGAAGCATCTACCAAGCTAAAAAGATCTGAGATTAGAAAGCAGAAATACAATCTAGTAAGAGAGATCAAAGATGGTTACAATGTGGAAAAATTCTTTAAAGCTCAAGTAACTAACTATAAAGTATTCGCAGCATTAAACAACCTCATTGAAAATCAATCCTCAGAAAAGGTAGCTCCTGAAACTGTTATTAATAATAAACTAACAATCTTAGAGCATCTAACAAAAACCCCAGTAATAATTCAAGCGGATGAGTTAATGGAGGAATATAAGGGCTACAGTAAGGATTTAAGAATCTTAACATACAAAATGCTTCTTGATAAATTCAATGAGAAGTATGATCACCTAACAGGAAAACAAAAAGAAGTTTTAAGAGAGGTAATTACCTCAGTTGATAATACAGATAAATTAAAAGAGTATTATAACAGCAGAATCACAGAAGTACAAAGTTTACTAGAGGGTAAGATTACCAGCATTAAAGACGAAGTACTTAAAATTAAAATTACAGAAATTATAAAGTACGTTAAGCCTTTAGAAAAGACTGAAAAAGTAACTAATGACTGTATCATTAACTTGTTACAATACTACGAACTTGTTAATGAACTATAATGGCAACCAGACAGCAGCTAAAAGACGAGCTCAAACAACAGCTTAGAGAGGAATCAACCTCTGGAGCAGCTGGTGCGTATAACACTCCATTCGCTTTTAATCCAAATAAAAAAGCACAAGGCACTTCACGTAACTACTACTTAAAGATGGGCTGGAAGCTTGTCAATAAGAATAAAGTACGGAAAGCAGCCAAGGGTATGGAATATAAAGATCTTTGGAAATAAACAATACCTATTTATAACATATGAAAAGCCTACAAAATCAATACAATCTTATCAAAGAAGGTAAAGGCAATAAAGAAATCTTCTTAAAAGAAGTTAAAGCTCAATTCCCTCAGTATATCACCAACGTTCAAACGTTTAATCAAGTTATTCACTCTCTCACTGAGAAAGGAATTATTAATGAGACTATTACGTTAGTAACATCAAATACTCCTATCGGTAAAGACTGGTTTAAAGTGTTTAAAGAAAACACCGAAAACGTTAAAGCAGAATTGAAAGATACAGACAAAGAAGTAGTTGAAAAAGAAACTGCCGGATACGATTATAAAGCTAAAAATAACAACAACAATATCTCTACAGCAGAAATGCTTAAAGGTTACTATGTTGAAATGAAAGATCCTAAGAATGCTGAAAAGACAGAAGATCAGATTAAAGCAATCGTAGTTAAAAACCTTGAGAAAGATCCTTTGTTCTACGTAAAAGACGGAGAATTCGGAATCAAGGGATTAGGATACACTGATACTCACCCTGGTTTAGGACCAACAAAAGAAGTAACAGGAAAATATAAATCATCTGGAATGGAACCTGTTAAATTAAACGAGTCTTTAGAAGCAGACAGCTACGTAGTTTATACATATCCATACGGAAAAGAAGACGAAAAAGAGCTTTACCAAAAAAATCATACACTTCGCAGTGCTAAAGCTTTAACTTTTAGTTACAATATGGACGATTCATCTGAGAGATTTGGCTTTATGAAACAATCCGACTGGGAATCACAGCATGGTACTTTATCAGAAGCTAAGAAAAGAGCTATCGAAAAACAAATCGACCAGATTGAAAAAATGGGTGAAGTAGCTGCTTGGGAGAATAGAATTATGAAAATTCAAGAGAAGATCGAAGAATTATCTAATAAAATGACCGTAACAGAAGGCGATGACGTTAAGGATATGGTTGACAAAAAAGCAGTTAAAGAGCTTAAAAAAGATATCGCTTTATTAACTAAGAAAAAAGCTCTATATGAAAAGCAAAAAGCAAAAGCTGCTAGTAGAGTAAAAGATAAATCAGTAATGCAAACTGCAGCCGGTGAAGGTACCACTGTAATGGAGAAAGAAGAACCTTTCACTCCTCCAGCTGATCCTATTGGAGATAGAGTTAAAGCATCAATGATTAAAACTACTGCTCCAAAGCCAAAGAAAGAATCTTGGACTGGAATGGTTAGAGAATTAATAAACACAAAGAATTTAACAGTAAAATAATGGATAAAAGTTTACTTATTGAAACTATATCCTTCCAACCCCGTGCTTTAAAGTTATCTGAAGCAAAGGGAAGTTCTGGTCTTCCATTAGTAGAAGGTGTCTTAGCAACTGCTGAGATAAAGAACGGTAACGGAAGATACTACAGTAAAAAAATCTGGGATAGAGAGATCGATAAGTACATGGATTCAGTTAAGAACAATAGAGCAGTTGGTGAGTTAGATCACCCTGAATCTACTGTTATCAACCTTAAGAATGTATGTCACAACATTAAAGATATTTGGTGGGACGGTGACAATATCATAGGTAAGATTGAAATCCTTCCAACTCCTTCTGGAAATATACTACAGGCCCTAATGAATTCAGGTATCACCGTTGGTGTATCATCTAGAGGAATGGGATCTGTAAGACAGATGGGAGAAACATTAGAAGTTCAAGAAGACTTTGAATTATTATGTTGGGATTTTGTATCTACTCCTTCTAACCCGGGTTCTTGGATGCATCCACTACATGAAGGTCTAACTAAGACCGTAAATCAGTACAGTAAAGCTAATGAGATTATAAGAGAGATCTTATGTGCTCATGGCAACTGTCCAATATTTTAAACAACAGTATAAAGCGATGAAAAAACAAATATTATCTGAGGAATTCAGACGCATGCAAAAGCTAGCTGGTATCATCACAGAAGCAGCATTTAATAGTGATGGAGAACCTTCAATGACCCATAACCAATACAGGGATTATAATGAACCTTCAGAAGATGAAGACTTTGATAATTCAAATGATGAAATTGATATATCAAGAGAATTCATTAATGAAATGAAAAAAAATAATATTTTTGTTGAAACTTTTAATGGTGAAGAATATTTTATTCGGTGCAAAGAACATGAAGATTTTATGATATATTTCCCAGATGATGAAACTATTGAAATATATGATACTAAAAATAATGGACAAAAACAAGAATTTGGATATCAAGATGCAGTTGATTATGTATTAGACAATAAGGGACATCTTCTAACATTTGACGAATCAGTTAAAGAGAGGAATAGTGAAATGGATATAGATTCTCAAGATAGACAAAACAACCGTGCTGAGATGGGCGGATATGGCTTAGGGTAAAATATAAAAAGTAAAGCTCACACAACATTACAACCCCTCTTAGGATAGTATCCTTTGATCGACCCTCCCTAAAAAAGAGGGTTTCTTTATTTTTACAAAAACAGATCTATTTATACTTGTATGTACTACGATCAATGTAGTGCCCAAAACACTCTACAAAACAATTATTACGCTATAAATTAATAAGCGTACTTCCCAAAAAAAAATTATTATTAGGAAAATGACAAACAGAGACTTGTTAAAAGAAGCAATTGCTGATGCAAAAGCTGTAAAGGAGGTCGCTATCACTAATGCAAAAGCTGCATTAGAGGAGGCTTTCACACCACATCTTAAAGAAATGTTCGAAAAGAAAATGATGGACATGGAAGAAGACGAAATCATCACTGAATCTTTAGACACCACCGACGCTGACATTGAAGAGCTTTTAAAAGAGCTTGAAGGTTCTGAGGACGAAGTTCACGAAGCTGAAGAAGAAGAGTCTGAAGACGAAGCTGAAGAGGCTGAAAAAGAAGGCGAAGAAGAAGAAGAGGAAGAAATCGATCTTGAAGAAATGACCGAAGAAGATTTGAAGAAATTCATTGAAGAAGTGGTAGACGAAATGATCGAAGCTGGTGAATTAGAAGCCGGCCACGAAGGAATGGAAGATGAAGCTGGTGCTGAGATGGAACCTGAAATGGGTGCCGAGGAAATGCCCGCAGAAGAAGAAGCTCCTATGATGGAAAACAAAAAGACTTTAAAAGAAATGGATATGTCTGTTGACATGATAGATCTTATTTTAGGAACTTTTGGAACATTAGGTGGTATTATCGGAGGAGCATTTGCTAAAGCAAGCTACGACGAAAAGAAAGAGGCTGCTAAAAAACTTGCTCAAGCAATTGGAAGCGGTGAAGCTGACGAGGAAGGTAAATCTAACGAAATGCCGGCCATGGAAGCTGAACTAGCAGAAGCGATCGAAACTATTAACGTATTGAAATCTGAATTAAATGAGATTAACTTATTAAATTCAAAACTTCTTTACACTAACAAAATTTTCAAGGCTAAAAACCTTACTGAATCACAGAAAGTTAAAGTATTAACTGCTTTTGACAAAGCTGAGACAGTAAAAGAAGTTAAGTTAGTATTCGAAACTCTACAAGAAGGCTTAGAAAAAGCTAACACAAAAGAGTTGGTAAGAGAAAACAAAGGGTTTGCCTCAAAAGCAATCGGAATTTCACCAAAACAGCCTGTGGTGGAAGCAAACGATATGGTAAACAGATTTAAAAAACTTGCAGGCTTATAAAAAAATAAAAACTATACATTAATACAATGTCTAACGTACAATCATTACTCGAATCTGCTAACCCCTGGCAGAGTTTGCAATCTGACGCTGCCAGATTGTCAAAAAAGTGGGGAGCTACAGGTCTTTTAGAAGGCTTTAGCCACGAAACTGAAAAAAATAACATGTCAATGATCCTTGAGAATCAAGCCAAGCAATTGGTTATTGAGCAATCTCAAACTGGAACAGGTGCTAGCTTCACAGCCGGTACTGGTGAACAGTGGGCTGGAATCGCTTTACCTTTAGTGCGTAAGGTGTTCGGTCAGATCGCTGCTAAAGAATTTGTTTCAGTTCAACCTATGAACTTACCTTCAGGTCTAGTATTCTTCTTGGATTTCCAATACGGAACTAACAAGAATCCTTTCACCTCTGGTACTTCTACATACGGTGATACTTCTACTAACTTCGGTAACACCTCAACTGGTGGTTTATACGGAGCTGGTCGTTTCACCTACTCTACTAACCAATTCTCTGCTTCTGCAGTTGCTGTAGTTCAAGCAACTACTTTCACTTCTGCATCTTTTGCTGAGGTTAACTTCAGCTCAGATTTCTCAGCTTCTGCTGCTGCTGGTAGTATCAAAAAATTAACTGTTGCTACTTCATCAATCTCTGCTGATATCGACATCTTAGGTGTTAGAGGCTTTATTATCACTTCAGGTTCTGTTTCTGCTGCTAGAAACTTAAACGAATTTACTTATTTCTCTAGTGGAAACGTAGTATTCTTCGTTTCTGCTTCAACTGCTGAAATTCCAACTTCAAGTAGCTTTGTAGTTGAGTACAACAAGTTGACTAAAGACAATGCAAGAGGTGACTTCGAAGCTGGTGCTTCTTATGCTGTTCCTAACGCTGAGTCTGCTTCTGAAATCGTTATCCCGCAGATCAACGTTCAAATGAGATCTGAAGCCATCGTTGCTAAAACTAAGAAGTTGAAAGCACAGTGGACTCCTGAATTCGCTCAAGATTTGAACGCTTACCATTCTTTGGATGCTGAAGCTGAATTGACTGCTGTTATGTCTGAGTACATTTCTTTGGAAATTGACTTAGAGATCTTAGATATGTTGATCGAATCAGCTGCTGCTGGTACTGAGTACTGGACTGCATTGAACAACGGAGTTTACAATCCTAACAACGCTAACGGATTTGATTTCCCAACATCAACTACACAGACTGGTTTTTTCAACACTCAAGGTCAGTGGTTCCAAACTTTGGGAACTAAGATGCAGAAATTATCTAACATCATTCACCAAAGAACTTTGCGTGGTGGTGCTAACTTCTGCGTTGTGTCTCCAACAGTTGCTACTATCTTGGAAAGTATCCCAGGATTTGCTTCTACTTCAAACGGTGACGTTTCTGTAGCTAGCTACGCTTTCGGTGTACAGAAGATGGGTCAAATCAACAACAGATACACTATCTACAAGAACCCTTACATGAAGGAAAACACCATCTTGATGGGCTTCAAAGGTAGCCAATTCTTGGAAACTGGTGCAGTATTTGCTCCTTACATTCCATTAATCATGACTCCTTTGGTGTACGATCCTGATACCTTCGTTCCACGTAAAGGTCTTTTGACTAGATATGCTAAGAAAATGGTGAGGCCAGAATTTTATGGAAAAATCTACGTAAGTGGCTTGAACACTTTGTAAGATAAACCATTAAAATCTTAAAGAAGAGCCTGGAGAAATCCAGGCTTTTTTTTTA